AATTGTATCTCCTACTGGCAAAGCAGTATTAAGAGTTACAGAGCTGCTGTATCTAAAGTTAAGAGTATGGTTTGCTGTTGCGTTAGATGTGTAATACCAGATAGAAGCTGTTGAGACATCAAAGTTAATTGTGCCAGTTGCAGCAGAAGCCACAACATTTATATCTTCTTCGATTCCTCTGATAGTTGTATCAGCAAGTGTTCCACCTGCTGCACGAGCTAGAGGGAATCCACCTGCTGTGGATCCATCATGTACTACTACTGTGTCCTTATCAGTATCTACTGTCAATTCGCCCAGTAGCCCTGTAAAGGATGCGTGTTGTGCCGTGGTTCCCCTACGGCGTTGAAATGCGAATGACATTAGATTGTTCCCCAATCTGCTAAGGAAGCCCAAGAAGCTGAGGTTCCATTGTTTGTTAAGAAGTAACCGCTAACCCCACCAGAAATTGCTGGGATATAACTTGCTGCTGCAGTTGCACTATTGGCCGCTGATGTGGCTGATGTGACCGCAGAAGATGCTGATGTTGATGCACTAGATGCAGAAGTAGCAGCACTCGTAGCCGAGGTGCTTGCACTAGATGCTGATGTTGCTGCTGATGAGGCTGAAGTTGCTGCAGAAGAGGCACTTGTTGAAGCCTGTCCAGCAATCGTAGCAACACTTACATATGTAGTAGATGTCGTATCAGATACATCAATAGTTCCCATATCTCTGACCAGTCCAGAACCAAGCTGACCTGCTGCAGTAGCAGCAGAGGATGCCGCTGATGAAGCCGAGGTAGAGGCAGAGGATGCTGAGGTAGCAGCCGAGGTAGCAGATGTGGCTGCAGAGTTGGCTGAGGTCAGGGCTGAGGATGCACTTGTAGAGGCACTAGAGGCCGATGTAGCCGCTGAAGTGGCACTTGTGGCCGCAGATGAGGTAGAACCAAATACTGTGTCTATATAGGACTTATTGACTGCATCTGTATTGTTCGTAGGGGTAGCAAGATCTGTGATCTTATTGTTACCCATAGACAAGGCACCGGTCATAGAGTCGCCAGCCTTGGCTACCTTAGTACCGATAGATGTAGATACCGTTGTTGCAAAGTTGGCATCATCGCCAAGGGCAGCCGCTAACTCGTTAAGAGTATCAAGGGCTGCTGGGGCGGAATCAATTACTGCTGCAACTGTTGTGTCTACATAAGCCTTGGTTGCTGCATCGGTATTAGCCGATGGGGTTCCAAGTCCTGTGATCTTGTAAGTTGCAGCAGCAAGATCGGAACCCAAGGTTCCGCTTGTAATTGTCTTAGATGTAAGGGTAGATGCCACACCATCAAGGGTGACTGTACCTGTTGCATTGGGTAGCGTAATTGTTCGGTCTGCCGTTGGATCAACTACCGTAACTGTTGTCTCGTAAGCATCTGAGGTTGAACCTTCAAAAGAGATTCCGCCGTTGGCAATTACTGCACCAGAAATAATCTTGTTAGTAAGAGTCTGTGCATCGGATGTACCGACTACATCACCAGTTACACCATGGACTCCAGCCTTAGTTGGATCTCCAGATGTTCCAGCGTGAGCTGAGAACTCGTTGAAGTCTTGACCTGAAACCACATGTCGGACTGTTGCACCGATTGAGTGAGAGATCGCTGTCGTTCCATCTTGTCCACGAACAACCGTAGCAACAGTTCCAGATACACCTGTAACCTTGATGAGTTCTTCCTTGTTTGTGTCAGGATCAACAACAAGTGTGTATGGATAGTTAGATGGGAATCCGGTAACGAGGTCGAGGGTGATTGATTCGACAACGCTATCGACTGATGCAGCAAGGGATGCTTGCTTAGCCGTTGAGGCGTAGTATCTATTTTGGGCCATTGATTACCTCGTGTAGTGGAGTTTAGGTGGATAGAGATCACGGAGTCCGGCAGCTTCTTGCTGAAGTCGCTGGGTGTAAAGACCGAGGAAGTAACGAGATGCAGCAGATCCAGAGCCAATAGGCTTTGATCTATCGAGCATATCTGCTTCAACTGTAGTTGTAGGAACTCGTGCAGCATCGGCTCCGGCAAGGAGACGGGCAATAGTTCCGTAGGTAATTACATCTGTTGTGCTTGAAGGAAGACCTGTTACGGTCTCATACACATCATCAGCTGCAGATAAAATTGTTGGTGCCTTGGCATATGTAACCTGTACTGTTCGTCCAGCATCGATGCCATCGAATAATAATAGTGACTTGCCTGATGTAAAGGCTGTTGTGTTTGATGTCTTATCAAAGTCATATCTACGGACATCAAGCCATTCCTTGGATGAGCCAAGTGTCTGCCACTTAACTGCCAAGATGTACTCTGCTGCAGCAGGTAGATCGTATGAAACCACGGATGTATTGAATGGGAATGTGTGTGTTGCAACGCCATAGAGTTCTGGGTATACAGCTTGGATGGTGTCGTTGATTGCCTGCTTAACCATAAAGCGTGGATACGCTGGAGCTACAGTTACCTTGGTTTGGTTAGCTGCAGTTGCTGCAGTAGTACCACGGAAGGCACGACCCCATGGTGCAAGGTATACCTGCTTGGTGAGGTTATCTGTACGATCTACATACATCAACTCATCGCCGACTTCAATCAAGCCTCGACCCATCTGAGAGGTCTCGTTAACAACGAAGTCTGTAGCAGATGCTGTGATTCCACCTGACTGGTTGATCCAAGTAGCAGTCTCTTGCTGGGCCCCGTAGCCTTGGATCTGTCCAAGGACTCTTTCGATTAACCCATTAAATGTTGTTGTCATTCGCTCACCGCTCTCAGGGCTGCTGCTGCAGCCAGATCAGTAGTTCCACCAAGTTGATTGCAAACACCACGAAGGTCTTTCCAATTAGGTCTAGAGTTTTCAGCTTTGACATTCAAGGCACCAACGAGGTCTAGTCCTGTTGTTCCAGCCCAAGTGTTAGCAGCTTGTGCTACACCTACATATGACTGAATTGCAGGATATGTACCACCGTTAGCAAGACGATTAAGTTCTGCCTTGAGTGTACTTCCATTAGTGCCGAGTGTCATTACTTACCCTTCTTCTTTGCTACTGCTGCGTTATCTACAAGGTTTGGATATTTACGACCAGCAGCCTTAGCACGAGCCTTAGCCTGTGTCTTCTGTGCTGGCGTTAACTTCTTAGAAGTTTTCTTTGGATTCTTCTTATCCCAAAACGCTGTCTTCTTTTTCACCACTTCACCTTATTCGCCCAATATGCCGCTGACATCTTGCCCTTGGCAATGTTCTTTGCATGACGAGCCTTGAATGATGCTTGTCTTGCAGTTGGCTTCTTATCGCCTGATACACCCTGTTGACCGAACCTAATAGTCTTAACCTTTGCACCTTCTTTGGCTACGACCACATGAGACTTCGTTGGGTGACTTGGAGTTCTCTTGGGTTTATTGAACCCAGAGACTCCTGCCTTCTTGAGGCGAGAATCTTTCTTCTCAGCCATTTACTTCTTCTTTGCTACAGCCTTCTTAGCTGGCTTCTTCTTTGCAACAGCTTTCTTTGCAATCTTCTTCTCTTCCATCTTTGCTTCCATCTTGCCTTTTGCTGTGTACTTGAACTTTTTTCCGCCTACCATTGGCATTTGGTTCTCCCTTTGTGTGATTACTTTGATTTTCCCACCGCTGTTTATATCAAACGATATGGAAACCTCTATGCTCTTACGAGCTTCATTGGCTGCTGTTCGTGTATTAGTCTGAGAAAGAGATGCTCTGGCTAATGAGCCAAGTGCATAGGATCCACCGGATCCGATACCGTAGATTCCACGGTCATCTCTTACCCAAGAAAAGTCATTATCAATCTGGTAAATCTTTCCTTTGACACATAGCAGGGCATCAAACCCTGCTTCTGCTTTAGGATCATTGTCTGCAGTCTTTGGTGCTGGGTCATACCCATAGTCTGCATAGGCTTGCTTCAATGATGGCAAGATGTCTGTCATCATAAACTTATCGAGGTTTACCCCTCGTGGGATCTTTGGCATATCCCAACTGTGCAAAGCTATATCTCCGGCTATTGCATCACCGGCAAAGGCAAATACAAACTCACCCTTTTCGACAACCTTATCCATACCGGTTGCCATGTACTTCTGATCTCCAGCAACTATCAAAGACTCTGCAGCAATCAATCCCCAACCTTTACCTTGAATACCGATAATGGTTGTCATTGGCTTATCCCTTAAATGAGTTATCGGTTGAGTCGAAGGCTTTACCAGCAAGCTGGCTAAGATTCATTGCTGCTTGAATGTCTTTCATATTAGTTGTTGCTGGCTCTACACCCTGACGGACTGCATCGCTGTATGCCTTGAGTTCTCCATCGTATGCCTTTGCTGACATCGTACGGCGACCATTAGCATCTCCAGTACTTAGCTGGAGTCCTTTAGCCTTGCAGCCAAAGCACTCGCATCCTGACTTGCATGGTTCCTTTTTTGCAAAGTTCTCGGCCATATCGTAAAGAGGTTCTGGTGATGTCTCATCACACTTGCTGCAACCCCATAGTTCTACATGAGATTCCATCTGACCATCTATTAACTTATATCCAAACTTAACTACTTTACCTACATGATCGCATGTCATTAGATCTCCACTAAGAATCCCGTATGTGCTGTGTCAGATAACGCTACCGACTCAGATGATGTTCTAATGGGGAATCCAAGTGAAACCAATAAATCTTTTTCTGCTGTTGAAACATTATGTGTCCTACCGCCAAGGTAGGCATAGTCTGCTGCATCGGTATCATCTTGTGTTACTGCTCGTGCTAACACAACGCTTGATCCGGTAATAAGTACTGCTACACCTCTTGGAGAAACTACTCGCTTAAGAAGACTATCCTTCAAGGGCCACGCTTCCATCACTTGTGGTGGATAAAATTCAAATGCCATTGTTACTCCTTTAGTAGAGAGGGGGCAGGTTGCCCCACCCCCTCAACTATGAATCTGACTAGAGAGCAGATCCGCCTGTTTCTAGACGAACTACTGCATCGTCACGGAAGATTCCCCAACCGCCGAAGTACTTCCAGCCGATGGCTGACTTGCGGCGTAGGTAGTCTGTCTGAGGTGATACGACTGTTGTTACATCGTATACATTTGCCTCAAGAAGAGCTTCCTTACCAACTGCGATTGCCTTGTAGACAGAAGCAGATGATGCACCCTCAGTTGTCTTGAGAACGCGGTTTGTCTGTACAACTTGGAATCCTTCAAGAACACCGATGGTGCCTGTAAGGATGTTACCCATGTTCTCAGTTGTGTACTTGTGGATGTCTACGAATCCGCCAGCACCTGTCTCGGCACGAAGGTCGAAAGCTTGGCGTGGGTGGATGAATAGTGTGTACAAGTCACCTTGGCGTGGCTGAGCATTACCCTCAAGGAGTTCTGTCTGAGCCTTGCGTAGCATCGCTGTTGAAAGAACATCTGATGCTGTAAGTGTTGCTGTTGTTGTACGAGATCCACCGAACTTAACCTTTGTACCTGCAACAAGTGCATTGGCAACAAGGGTATCGATTGTGTCTGCTGCGTT